GTGGCGAGAGGTAGGTGGCTTTGAAAGACGGCATCTTTCACAATGCACCACCGTTCTGCGAAGAATACCGCTGCTCGCAGAGCATCAGGGAATCGGGGCGCCTGCACACTAAATAGGTCCCCACGAGACGAGGCGCGCGAACCGCGCTGTCTTGCAAATCTTGCGGCTAACCGGGTGTGGTTAGGTTTTGAGTGGCTGGCTCCCTTTCACGAGGGTTGCCACCTCATGAACCAGGAGATGTGGAAGACCACTGATCGGGTCATTCGTGACCACGAGCGCGATCTACCTCTCTCCTGTGTTTACCTTTCCATGCTCTCGCACTGTCGCACCAAGGATGAGGTGAAGTTCGTAGACCAGCAGAAGTGGGGCGAATTGACTCTTGAAGGGACATATCATGTCCTGAAAACTTTCGCCAAGAAAACCACTCGTGGTATGAACATCCTTCATCTGAAGTGTGAAGGCGATAGGTTGTCCGCAGAGATGCAGATGATCCCCGGTAAGGCGGAGCATAGGGATAATTTCCTGATTGTTCCTGCCTTGAAGGGATCCGCACTCCACATCCTGCCCTTGGGTAAAATCAAGAAGGATGTGGTGATCGCTGCGCCTCCGAGCATGCGTCCGGACGACGCAAAACGCGAGCCGAAGAGCTCCGGGCCCGCGATAGTGGCCGAGTCGGTGATCTCCCTGGACGATTCATCCTCGTCTTCGTCCAGCACCGCCCCGCAGGGACAGGAGAAACCCGCAGTCGTACAACCTGCGGTAGACACGAGCCAAGAGGAGTTGGATTTCGTGTTAGTGGAGAAGGAAGAGTGCCACTTGGTGCGATACCAAGGAGTCTTCCCCCCGCCTATTCATTGGCAGTGGGTTGACGGATGGTGGCCCTCCACCGCTCCCAGAGATGTCGAGAGTAGAAGGACCGTGGCGAAGACAATCGCCTCGGGACTCCTCTTGCCAGACGTCTGCTCTGCGACAGTGGGGATGGTCCGGAAGTTCAGGGAACT